TTAAAAAGTAGTAAAAATAATGTCTAAACCAGCATCAAGACAACAATTAATTGATTATGCTTTAAGGCAACTTGGTGCTCCAGTCTTAGAAATTAATGTTTCTGAAGAGCAATTAGATGATAGATTAGATGATGCCCTTCAATATTTTAATGAAAGGCATTTTGATGGCGTTGAAAAGATGTATTTGAAATATAAAATTACTCAAGATGATATTGATAGGGGAAGGTCTAAAGGTGGTGGTAAAAATGTTGGAATTGTAACCACTACAGTTACTGATAGCATGGGGTCATTTGGTTGGGAAGAAAACTCAAACTATATCCCAGTCCCAGATAGTGTAATTGGTATTGAAAGAGTATTTAAATTAGACAACAGGACTATCACTGCAAACCTGTTTAATGTTAACTATCAGTTATTCTTGAATGATATTTACTGGTTTAGCTCAACAGAGCTTTTAAACTATTTTATGACCAAAAGATATCTTGAGGATATTGATTGGATTGTAAACCCACAAAGGCAAATTAGATTTAATAAAAGACAAGATAGATTATACTTGGATATGAGTTGGGATGCTGTTTCTCTTGGAAACTATTTAATTATAGAATGTTACAGAATCTTAGACCCAAATAATTTTACTGGTGTTTATAATGATTATTTCTTGAAATTATATTTTACTGCATTAGTCAAAAGACAGTGGGGACAAAACTTAATTAAGTTTAATGGTGTTAAACTTCCTGGTGGTATTGAATTAAATGGGAGACAAATTTATGATGATGCTGTAAAAGAGTTAGATGAAATTAGGTCTAGAATGATGAGTGAATTTGAAACTGCTCCATTTGATATGATAGGATAATATGTTAAATCCATTTTTTCTTCAAGGCTCTGATGGCGAACAAAATCTTATTCAAGATTTGATTAATGAGCAATTAAAGATGTATGGCATAGATGTTTATTATATGCCAAGACAATACTTAACGGAAGGAAAAGTTATAAGAGAAGTTTTATATTCAAAGTTTGAGCACGCATTTCCAATTGAAGCATACTTGGTAAACTATGAAGGATTTGACCCAAATAGCATTTTAATGAGCAAATTTGGTGTCAGAGTTTCTGATGAAATGATTCTTGTAATTTCAAGAGAACGATTTGAAACTTATATTGGGTCATTTATGAGAAATATTCCTGATGTTAAAAATTATTTGCGTCCAAATGAAGGGGATTTACTTTATATTCCATTAAGTGATAGCTTTATGGAAATTAAGTATGTTGAAAATAGAAAACCATTTTACCAACTACAAAAAAATTATGTCTATGAATTGAGATGTGAAGTATTTGAGTTAGAAGATGAAGTAATTGATACAACTATTGATGATATTGATAGGTCAATTAAAGACCTTGAATATACATCATCGTTGATTCTTTCTGGTATTGGGTCAACTGCCACTGCAACAACAACATTAGTAAATGGTGGAATTCAATTTGTTAAAATCTTTAGTGGTGGATATGGATATTCATCAGCACCAGTAGTCACAGTTGCTCCACCACAATCAGGAGTAAGAGGCACTTTGGTTGGGTTAGTTACCAGCAAAATGGGACTACTTTCAGCACAAAGTTTAGATGAAGTTTATATTCAAAATCCTGGGTCTGGATACAATCCCCAAAGTCCACCAGCAGTATCTTTAAATGGTGGTGGAGGATATAATGCCAGTGTTACAGTTGGTATTGCCACTTCTGGAAGTATTGGACCAATTGTAATGTCATATTCAGGACAAGGATATACATTAGAGCCAACAGTCACCATTTCTGGTCCAGTTGGAGGAGGAGTCACTGCAGTAGCAAAAGCAATCCTAAATGCTTCTGGTGGAATTTCTACTATTAGAATTATAAATGCTGGTTATGGATACACTACTGCTCCTACCATCACAGTATCTGCAGCATCTACAGTTTCTACTGGAAACTTTATTTTTAATGAAACAGTTACAGGGTCTATTTCAAGTGCCACAGGTAGTGTAAAATATTGGAATTCTGACACCAAAGAGCTTAAAGTTACAGGATTTGGGACAGACTTTATTGTGGGAGATGTGGTTGTTGGCGAAGAATCAAATGCCATGTATATAGTTTCAGATCGTTCTGACTTTGAATCTGCTAATGGTTATGATGAGTCAGAAGAAATTGAAGAAGAAGCAGATGATATTTTAGACTTTACAGAAATCAACCCCTTTGGAGAGGTTTGACTAAATAATAAATAAACTATTTTTAAAATGTTTGGAAATTACTTTTATCATAAATCAATACACAAAACCGTAACTGGATTTGGGACTTTATTTAATAATATCCAAATAAGACATTATAATGAATCTGGAGACCCTGTATCATCATTAAAGGTCCCCCTTGCATATGGACCAACTCAAAAGTTTTTAGCAAGAGTTAATCAACAACCTGCTGGGGATAGAAAGATTGCATTAACTCTTCCTAGAATGTCATTTGAAATGACTTCTATTGATTATGATGCTCAAAGAAAAACCTCAGTTATTCAGTCTTTTACTGCACCAAGGACTGATAATGGAAATCCTGCAAGAGTATTTTCTCCTGCCCCATATAATATTGGATTTGAGCTTAATATTTTAAGCAAGTTGCAAGATGATGCTCTTCAAATTGTAGAGCAAATTTTACCATTTTTCCAACCATCTTTTAATTTAAGTATTAAATTAATTCCAGAAATTGATGAAGTTAGAGATATCCCAATCATCTTGAATAGAGTTGGATTTAGAGATGATTATGAAGGTGATTATAAAACAAGAAGACTTGTCATATATACCTTAAACTTTACTGCAAAAACTTATCTGTTTGGTGAAGTCCCAACAGACAGTCAAGGATTGATTAAGAAAGTCCAAGTTGATTATGCTACAGATGCCATTTTAAATGCAAAACGTGAAGTTAGGTATACAGTTACACCAAAAGCACTTGAAGATTATAATAATGATAATGTGGTCAACAGTGATGATGACCCATTAATCCCTTATGGAGATGATTTTGGATTTAATGAAGAAATTATAGATTTCCAAGACTTTAAAGATTTTAGTCCCACACAGGGAAGTGACCTTTGATATATAGTATATGGATAATAAGTTTTCAAATATAGAAAAATCTTTAGATATAGAGACAACTATAGTCCCTATATCTAAAGAAGTTACTGATGTTAAAGCAGTTGATAACTCAGTTGACCCACAAAAAGATTATGAATATAGTAGGTCACAACTTTATAGATTGGTAGAAAAGGGACAAGAAGCAGTAAATGGTATATTAGAAATTGCTCAAGAATCTGGACACCCAAGAGCATTTGAAGTCGCTGGTCAGTTAATTAAAAGTGTAGCAGATACAACTGACAAATTAATTGACTTACAAAAGAAAATGAAGGACTTAGATGCTCCTTCCAAGAAAGGTCCAACAACAGTCAACAATTCACTTTTTGTTGGATCGACAGCAGAGCTTTCTAAGCTTATAAAACAAGGTCTTCTAAATAATGTAGAAGAATAATCATTAATATGAGAGACCCAAAGGGACCTGTAAAGGCATATAAATCTCCAGAAGAAATTGCAAAACAACATAAAGTGCCTTTGGACAAAGTTTTACAACAGGTAAAAGTAGGCACTAAAGTTGAAGGTGAGCACACTACAAGTAAAAGTGGTGCCAGAATTACTGCACTTCAACATGTTGACGAACTTCCAGATTATTATACGAGATTAAAAAAAGTTGAGAAGATAAAAGAAAGCGAAGAAACAACAACTCCTCCCCACAGGACAAGAAAACCTTCTCAAATTAAAAAGACAATAAAACTAAAGTATTTGTTAACTAAAATGGAAAAAGCACCAAAGACCACTAAAGAATCTTTAGAAGTGGCAAAGATGGGATTGGAAGGTAAAAGATATTGTAGACTTTGTAGAAAATCAGAAACTCAACAGGAATGTAAGTTTGGTCCTGAGATGTGGAATAAGTTTTCTATTGCTACTGTGCATCCAGCAAACATGCCTGAAGGAAATTTACATCAGTGGTTTAGTGGTTCGAAAGATAAAAGTGGTAAACCTGGGTGGGTTAATGTAGTAACAGGAGATAGTTGTGCAAGTGACAAACCTGGAGAAGGAGTTCCAAAGTGTGTATCTTCTTCTAAAAGAGCTAGCATGACTCCAGCAGAAAGGCGTTCAGCAGCAGCAAGAAAGAGAGCAGCAGATCCTGGACAACAGGAAAAATCAGGTGCTGCAAAACCAACATATGTTCCAACTGATAAAATGAAAGAAGAATTTGTGTCAGAGGAAGACAAAAAAGGTAAGGGTAGTGGTAAGAAAGATGCTTGTTACCATAAAGTAAAAGCAAGATTCAAAGTTTGGCCAAGTGCATATGCATCTGGGGCACTTGTTAAGTGTAGACAGGCAGGTGCAAAGAATTGGGGAAATAAATCAGAAGGTTATTTTTATGAAGACCACAAAGAAATTGCTTCTGGAAAAATGAAAGATGAAGAAGGTTATATGGCAAATATTGAAATGGACAAAATGGTAAAATCTATTGAAATTTTAAGAAAAATTATAAAAAAACCAGACATGCAACTTCCTGCATGGGTCCAATCAAAGATTACTAGAGCAGCAGATTTTATTGATACTGCAGCAGATTACTTATCAAGTGATGAAGAAGTTTCCGAAGCATGTTGGACTGGATACAAACAAGTTGGAATGAAAAAGAAAGGTAAGAAAGTGGTTCCTAATTGCGTTCCAGCAGAAGATACTTGCATGACTTTTTCAAAGTTTATGCATATTGCAGAAGCAAGAAAAAAAATAAAAATATCTACAAATAAACCAATTGAATTTAAAATTGCAGATATTGGTCCAGGGAAAAAAGAATATAATATAAAAACTTCCAAAGGATGGAAAGATATTAAAGAAGTTGCTGCATGGCAAAGAAAAGAAGGTAAGAATAGAGAAGGTGGTCTTAATGAAAAAGGTAGAAAATCTTACGAAAGGGAAAATCCTGGAAGTGACCTTAAGGCACCATCAAAAACAGTAGGCAATCCTCGCAGGGCATCATTTTGTGCAAGAATGAGTGGGATGAAGAGAAAATTAACATCAAAGAAAACTGCTAATGATCCCAATAGCAGAATCAACAAATCCCTAAGAGCGTGGAATTGCTAAAATGAAATCTTACAAACAGTTTATTTCAGAATCAGTAAACATTTCAGGTAATGCATCTGTAGGCACCATTATAGTTGGAGGACAACCAATTCAACAACAAGTTGGTGAAGAATTTTCTGTAGATTTTGTATGGCAGGGTAGCATTTATAGAGTTGATATGATTTCTGAAAATGGCATTCCTGCTAAAGACAAATTAGCAGAGCAACTTCAAAGTGAATATCCTGGCGCAATCATACAT